TAGTTGATTTACAAAATCTAAACCATGAGAAACAACACCATCTTCAATCTTGTCTCTCTGATCTGAGGTAACTGTAAAGGCTACCTTTATAAAAGCATCTGAAATATTATTATTTCCAAGAACTACATTATTACTTCCTGTTGTAATTGATCCAGATGGACTACTACTTCTACCAGCATCGCTACCTAGGAGTACATTGTTAGATCCAGTTGTTATCTCTTTACCTGAATCATGTCCAAAGGCACTATTACCACCACCTGTTGTGCAACTATTTAAAGCTCTTCTTCCAAAAGCATTATTTGCATCAGCAGTTGTAGCTGCTCCTAAAGCATCAACACCAAGAGCGTTATTTGAAGAACCAGTTGTGTTTGCATCTAAAGCTCCAGGACCTACCGCCACGTTGTTAGCTCCAGTTGTGTTTACTCCTAAAGCAAAATTACCAAAGGCTGTATTATTACTTGCTGTTGTATTGTTTTCTAATGCACCACTACCCATAGCGGTATTAGATGCTCCTGTTGTATTTCCACTTAAAGCTGATTGTCCTACTCCAGTATTGTTATTAGCAGTTGTGTTTGCGTCCAAACACCCTTTACCAACAGCAGTGTTTGAAGTTCCAGTTGTGTTTGCTCCTAATGCAGAACGACCTACTGCCGTATTATTATCTGCCGTAGTATTAGCATCTAGTGCTTGTGAGCCTATAGCAGTGTTATTATCTCCTGTTGTATTAACACTCATAGCTTCTCTACCCATAGCCAAGTTATTATTTCCAGTTGTATTTGATAATAAAGATTGATAACCAACAGCAGTATTATTATTCGCTGTAGTATTAGCATTTAATGCATTTGCACCCACCGCTACATTAGACCCTCCAGTTGTGTTTGCCATAAGACTTTTAGATCCTAAAGCAGTGTTACTACTTCCAGTTGTACACGCAGCCAAGCTTGAACGACCAATAGCTGTTATATCATCTGCTGTAGTCACCGCAGTTGCAGCTTCTGAACCAAGTGCTGAATTTCTAGCCCCACTTGTATGTGCTTTTAATGCTCTCGAACCTACTGCTACACATTCACTAGCTGTAGAATTAGTCATTGCTTCAAAACCTACAGCAGTGTTGTTATTAGTATCAGCAGCATCTAAAGCATTTGCTCCCACAGCTACGTTCTGAGTTCCAGTTGTGTTTGCTGTTAATGCTGCATAACCAAAAGCAGTGTTGTTAGAAGCTGTTGTGTTGGCATCTAAAGCGAAAGCACCTACTGCCACGTTCTGTGAACCAGTTGTGTTATTTAGCATTGCATTACGACCAGCCGCAGTATTACTTGATCCTGTGGAATTAGTATGCAATACTTTATAACCTAGTGCAGTATTACTATCAGCAGTTGTATTTTCTGTAAGTGCTTGTAAGCCCAAGCCTGTGTTAAAAGATCCTGTAGTATTAGCATCTAAAGCTAAAGCACCAATTGCTGTGTTTTGTTCGCCAGTTGTATTACTCAGAAGTGCTTCTTTTCCAAGAGCAGTGTTATTAGAACCTGTTGTCAATGATGTTAAAGCACTTTTACCAATAGCTGTACAATTCTCTGCTGAAGTTGCAGCATCAAAAGCAAAAGCTCCCACAGAAACATTACTGCTACCAGTTGTCAAGCTTCTTGAATTATCTTTTCCAACAGCCACATTATTTGACCCACTAGTTAATTCTGTTAAACAAAAACTACCTAAAGCTGTATTACTTGCACCAGAAACAGAAGCATCTAAAGCACTTTCTCCAAGAACAGTGTTACCAGAAACAGAGTTTGCTCCTTTTCCTATTTGTAAACCCTCTATTGAACCACCAGCATCAAAAGCAGGCGCACCAGCTAAAGTAAACAAATTTACATGAGCATTATTGGCAGTATTTCTAAGCTGCATATTGCCTGACGTTGTATTAGCAAAGAATTGACTTGCGTAATTTGTACTCGGTGCGGACGATCCAGAATTATTACTTGATATTGCTAATAATGCGCTATTTATGTCAGCCCTAACGTTTGCTCCTGTGGAGTTATCTATAACATAATCGTGTTGTGCCATTTACTAATCCAAAATTTTCTCTAAGTATATCCTAAACCAACACTAACTACCACGCCCGAAACCAGTAGCTGCATATTTAAAGTTTCTGTTTACATTACTAGATCCATTTTTAATATCTATATCAAAACCTGTACCAGTAATATTTGACAACGTAAAGAAATCACCTGATTGAGCATTTTCTATTGTTATTCCTATTGAAGGTAAAACAGAATTAGCAGCTACACTTGTTCCTGATTGGCCTGTAAAAAAACTATCTGTAAAAGTAATTGATTTTGTTGACGTTCCAGATGCAATAAAACCACCGCTTGAGGCGGCTGCATTACCAAGACTTGTTTCTGTTCTACTATCCAATTCAGCAAAATACCCTAGTTGATCTATTTCAATTGATTGTGCGGGGTCAGTCGATAATAAATCACATTTAAATTTAAAACCTCTTCCAATATAAGTACCATTTACGAACTTTTGATATGGTTCAAATTCTGCTGAATAGTTACAGTTCCCGCTTGTATTTAAAGAAGTTGCAGAATTCAAAATAAAAGTATTTGCATTTGGCACTGAAGCTATTAAATAATCGCCATCAACACCAGTTCCAGAAGTGAAATCTAAAGTGACAAGACTTCCGACCTTATAACCATGTGATGTTTTAGTGATCGTAATTGTTGTGCCTGCACCACCAGAACCATCATTAATTGTATATGTGGCTGATACTGACAAATCAGGATCAGAGCTACTTGTGGCGACAGATAGCGTGGCGTTCACATTAATGGCGGTCGCCCCGTCAAAATCTGTCCAGTCATCTAAGTTAGCAGTTCTAGTGTCAAATAAATCATTTGGATAAAAACCTCGTGTTACAAAATGCCTGCGAAGTCTTAAAGGTTGTTTTCCTCCAAGATCAAGAGTTGATTTAAAGAAATATTGCCCACCTGTTAAAAAATCTACATCACCTATAAAATCAAAATCAGCTATTGCATCAAAATCACTTATATCATCAAGTAATACAGTAGAACCTAAAACTAAACCATTAACTTCATCAGAGAAAAAACAATCGTCTCTAACTCCTTGAAAAGGTGGACTGTCTAAGTCTTCCCTATCTTCAAGAATAGTTAGTTTTGGAAAAATATCAGGTTTAGTATTTATGTTTTTTATTGATGCTGGATTTGCACTAAGTCGGCCTCCATCGTCCTTAAACGCAAGAAAATAAGTTCCATTTACGATGTTCGGTACAATAGACTCGCTGATATTTCCAGAAAGTTCTGGCACTACGTCAACAGCATTTGAAAAAGTTGCACCTGTTGTTAAGTTGGAGCTACGAATTACAAGGTTTCCCCCATGTACCACATCAATATCATTAGATTTATCAAAACGTAATCGTACAAACTGATCTGACAAGGGTTCTATTTGTACATTCTGAACATCATCAGGTAAAGCTGTTTTACCGATTGCATTAAAAGTAATTTCGTTTGGCCTTTCACTTAATTTATTTAGTGTATTTATAGAAAAAACTCTTATCACAAACTTTCCGCTACTGATGTTATCAATATCAAAGTCAGTGCCTTTAATTTGCTGATTTATAAAATTACCATTTTTAAATTTGTATTGCAAATAATAACCTATTGCACCTTTTACAGCAGCGTATGAAATAGATAATCTTGCAACTGCCTTGTTATTAATAACAACTATTGATTCAGTAGCAGTTAAATTTTGTGGAGCAGCTAATTTTTGAATAATTAAAGAAAATCTTTTTGTTGGCAAGGCAGTGCCATCTTCAACAAAAGCATATTTACCACTATTATGTGATGCTGCTGTGATACTGAATGTAAGATTTTCTTGCTCTTGTACATTTACAACTCTCCATGTTGTTGGTTCTAATGTTGTATTTTCTATTACCCAAATACTGTTAGCTTGTGGTACGGATGAGAAGGCAGAGGAAACAGTGACAGTGGCAGAACTAATTGCAGATATATCTCTAGTTTCTAGCGTTCCATCAGGTAAGATCACTGATAGTTTCGCACTATTAGAAGTTACAAGATCAGTAGATGCTGTATCATCAACTTCTATTTGAGTTGTACTGATACCTGTCTTAATTCTTCCTCCTCTTCTGACTCCCTGTTTTACCTCATCTGCCACTGATATTATCTGTCCAGGACGTACCAATACACCTGCTTCAGTAGTAATACTAAAATTAACAATTTCAGAAGAATTATTTTGGTTGAATAATAACCATTTAGCCATTCTTGAAGCTTGACCTCTTGAAGTCGTTCCAAAAGCTTTGAAAGTCTGTGTTTTTATTCCATATCTTGACTGTGCTGTTGTGTCATCTACTGTTTCATAATCAATAGATTGTGTTGTCATATCAAAAAAACCTACATTGATTCTTGTGTATTTTGCTTTCTGACTTTGATTGCTATATGAAAAACCCTCTTCAGTTACGTTAGAGATATTAAAGGTATATACAGGATTAGATGGTCTATCCTGTGAGATAGTAATACTGCCAGCTTCATAAAAAGCCTGCACCCTCATAATTGAGCAAATATTTTGTATTAGTTCAAATGCATCCTTTTGATTATTTATGTTTACATTGCAGCTAAACCTTGCCTCTGTAGATCCTGTTCCAGATCCATCATCTATTTGTTCTGAGTTATATTCTGAAACAGAATAAAAAGCAAACTTATCAATAGCTGTTTCTGGTATAGACGCACCATACCGCGTGTTTGTGAGAACATCATACAAAACCCAAGCTGGATCGTTTGTAAACTCCTTATCTGTTTTTAAAGTGCCATTAAAACTACCACTAAAAGATAAACTGCCATCAGATCTTACAGTTGCATTATGCGGAATTTTTACTTTTATTCCTTTGATACGATACGTTCTTGTGGGAATTGATCTGAAAGATTCAGCATTAAAACGTAATCCAACATGAGCAATGTCAGGGTAGGCTCTCTGTTCTGCTGTTATTTCTGTAAAAGATGACCAACTAAACTTATTTTGTAAATTTGTATCAGTGGAATCATTAGTAACTCTAGTAACAGTAGCGGTTATTGGATAGTTTAGATTTAATAGGCCTGTTATAATATAATCTCTAAAATACTGTGTATTCGTTTTACCAACTACAGCACCTTTTGTCCCTTTAATAACTCTATGTTCTGTACCATTATTTTCTGTAATTTTTATTGATAAATTAACCTGAGTTCCGTTTGTTTCACCTGTTTCTGTATCAAATTCTTGTAAAGATGGAAAAGTAATAGTAATTCTTAATTTATCTATTTGACTTAGTATGGATCTTGAAACAGGAGTTTCTTTTGTTACCTCAACACCTACACCAGTCTCAGATTCTATTTCATTAATAGTTTTTAATGCGGTTTGATTAGATGTTCCAAATCTAGACTCAAAGCTTATATCTTCTCTTATAAAGTTAAAATCTCCTTCAGTAAGGTTATTTATATCTGCTGATTTTTTTAGTACTTGAGTTCCATTAAGGAATACATCTTTTAATGATGCAATGTCATATTTATTTGTACCTTGTGTAAGATTAGCTTCTACGGCTGATTTGAAGCCAGTTATTTCTCCTTCTGATAATACATCTATAATATCGTTAGATTGTTTACTAGATAATATCGAATCTGTTGTAGTAGAAATACCATCAACTTCACCTCTTAATATAGCTTCTCTATTCTGCTTTGTAAATGTAGCATTACCTGATGTAGAAACCGATGTACTGCTTTCGACTTTAAATTCTGTTGCAGATATTACAGAGGTAACAACAACATTTTCTGTTGTAGCAGAACCAGAAGAAATATTTAAATCAATAGTATCGCCTACAGTTAATGTTTCTGCTCCACTGTGAGTTATGGTAATAGTATTTCCTGATTGAGTATATGTAGCAGTTTTAGGAACATCTTCTTTGTAAAAGCTAACCACTTCTGCTGAGACAGTTTCTGATGATGGTCTTGTAACTGTAAATGAAGTCCCTGAGATAACAGAGGCTACCGCTAATTCTTGTCTGACTTCATTAGCAGAACCAACATTAAAAATTAAATTTAAAACATCACCAACAGCAATATCTTGATCGCCAGCTTGTACAATTGTTGCAGTAGTTCCCGTTTGACTGTATGACGCAGTTTCAACAATAACACCATCTATTTCAATTAATTTACCTGCTGCATCAAATCTAATATCATTGCCTAAACCGCTTGTACCATCTGCTCTTAAAAAACCATCTAGCTGCGCGTCTGTAATATCACCGAAATAATGCTGTGTAAATACATCAGCAAAATCATCAAACAAATCATCAGGTAAAGAACTAGAAAAAACCATTAAACAGAAACCTCAATCTGGTCTGTATCAATTCCATTTGATACATTTATACTTCCAACAAAGATTTCTCCATATACAAGAGGCAGTGCAACACCAGCCCTTGAAACGTTTGTGACCCCGCTAAAGGCAAAGTTAACCGTGGCATCTTCTGGTTCTAAAGATGAAAGACCTTTAGGTTTCGGTGTTAAATAGCTATTTATATCATTTAAGATTAAACCAGTACCTAAAGTTACAGCTATTGAACCTAATACCCCCGAAAATGCTGAGGCAAGAAATGTTTTACCTGCCCCAACTAGTAAACCTCCTAATAAGATCCCTAACACGCCACCCTCTACTACAGGTATTATTTTTATCTCATCTTTTATTGGATTTAATAAATCATTTTCTGTAGCATCATATTCACCCATATCCACTCTATAATATTTGTCCATCATATATGTTTCCAACTCTGGGTGATTGCAACGAAGAAAACGCATCACCTCAACAGTATTTCTTACATCTGCCTTCTGTTCTTTCCATCCTACAAAATCTGCCAGATCTCCATATAGTTTTACTGTCTTAAG